CTACGCGCACAAGGAGAAGACCGATGAAGCACGAATCGACAATCCACGTCCCGAGCTACGCGCACGAGGTGCCCGGCGGCTACGACGTACACGTGACCGAGGAGATCGGCTGGGATCTCGTGGCGCACGTCTACGCGCCCATGGTCCCGAGCCCACGCCCCCGCGTCACCGGCCGCGGGACGTTCATGCCCTCGACCTACCGGACGCATTGCGCCAAACTCGCGGCCTCGCTCGCCTACGCGCGCGGAATGCTCGAGGTGGGCCATTTCGGCGAAGCCTCACTGTGGACGAGCACCGGACCCATGCGCCTCGACCTGGCTTTTTGGGCACCGAAGCAGGCCGGCGATCTCGACAACGCCGCAAAGACCGTCATGGACGCCGGCCAGCTTCGCCGCGGCGAGCTCCCCGGCGCAGAGCTTTGGCGCAACGACTCGCAAATCCGATCGTTGACGGTAGACTTTATCGCGACGGATGAGCCCGAATGGAAACAGCTCGTGGTGCGCGTCCGCCGACTGCCAGAGACGAACAGGCCGATTGCCGCGCCGTCGCGAGGCCAAGAAGCGCCTAAGCGTCGAAAAACGGGCGCAGGTAGCCCGAGCGCACCAAAGGCCGGTAAAGGGGCCAAGGAGTGGCAGCAATGAGCACCGAGCGAAGGTGTGGGCGAAAGCACGAGCTCGCGATCGGAGCGCGCTACGGTCGCCTCGTGGTGACGCAGACCAGGCCGGGCCTCGTGATGCGATGCGACTGTGGTGCGACGGTGAGCAATCGGACGCCGGCGCACGTGGCCGTCAGCCGAGTGCGATCGTGCGGATGCGGGAAACGAAAGGCAATATCATGAGCGATCTTTACGACCTTGGAAAGCGCGCGGTGTCCTGCAAGGGCTGGCGGTGGATGCCGGGGATGCTCGCTTCCGACGCTGGCAAAAACCAGCACCGCGTCATTGAGCATCACGCAGGGCGAGAGTACATCACCACCATGCTGCGCAACTACAATGACGCGCACTGCGAATCGAGCGCACGCGCGGTAGACTTGACGCCGGTGCTCGACGACCCGGCGACGCTCGGCTGCCTACTCGCGTTGGTGCGCAAGGCATGGAACGCGTGCAGGATCTCAATTTGCTTCAGCGCCTACACGCCGGACGAGACGAAGAGGTGGTCCGCCCCGATCTCATTCTTCAAAGAACAGCGCGATCTCGTGCACGTTCCCTCGTTCTATGGGTCGACACAGGCAGGAGCCCTCGTGGCCGCACTGGAGGCCGCGCCATGACCATCGAAGAACAACTGGCCAAAGCCGAGCGCGAGCGCGACGAGGCGCGTCTGAAGCTTGCGGGGACCCCCGCCTGGCAACGGGCGTGCGAGCAATCGCGGCGTGACCTCGCGCACGCCGAAGCGGAGGTGGATCGGCTGCGAAAGGACATCGAGGAGCTGGAAGGCCGCACAACGTACGCCGTGGGCGAAACCGAGTGGGCGCACCGCATCGCCAATGCCGAGCAGCGCGCCCTCACCGCCGAGGCCGAGTGCATCGCCCTGCGCCGCGAGCTCGCCCGCCTCATGGACGACCACTAGCCTCGCACGCGCCCGCGATCGCATTTCAATCAGAGGGATCGATTCGCATGCCGGAGGGAGTGAGAGGGGAGTCTGAGGGGAGAGCGGGGGAACCGTCAAGCGCAAAGACGATCCCGATTGATCCGGGCAGCAAATGTGCTAACAGAAATCGTGCACCCCGGAGAGGCCGACCCCCTCGAGCCTGCCGGTGTGTGCAACCTCACCAGTTCAGAGGACGGGCACCAGTGAAGCCAACGAAGAAGATTGAAATGTTTGCCGGCGAGGAAGGCTTTCGCCCGAAGCGCGAGGAGCTCGAGGCCGTGGACGGCTTCGCCCTCGGCGATGAGTTCGCCATGCCGGAGCTCGACTTTGGCGAGACGGACAACGACCTTTTCGCGGACGTTGGGCCGGTGCGCGCGGTAGACCAACTCGACGGCCTCGACCCGCTCGATCTCATGAGCAAACCGAGACGCATCACGCAGACCGGCGGCATGGCCGCCACGCACGCGAGCAACCTAGCGCATCAGCTACACGAGGCCGGCGAGGGAACGACGCGCTGTATCCTTCGCGGCACGTTCATCTTCGGCGACCTCATCATGGAGGCGGCCAAATTAATCGGTCCGTGCAAGGCAAAAATTGCCACGCTAAGCTACAGCATGGAAAACGTGGACGCCCTGTGGACCGCGTTCGGCGAGGGCGCGCTGACGGGCCTCGACTTCGTGACGAGTCACTTTTTCTACTCGCATTATCGGGAAACGTTATGGCGCGCGCTCGTGACCAACCTACCGCGCAAGGCGTGCCGCTACGCCGTGGCCGGCACCCACGCCAAGGTGGCGCTACTCATCCCGGACGATGGGAGCGCGCCATGGTGCATCGAGGGCAGCGCCAATTTGCGCTCGTGCCAAAACCTCGAGCAAATCACCGTGAGCATCGGCGACGCCGAGGCCGTGCGATTCCATGCGAAGTGGATCGATCGCATTGTGGAGCGGTTCGAGCTCGTGGATCGTGCTAACCTGGGGAACGCGGCGACGTGGGCCGCGGTAACGGGAGTCGCAAAATGAGCAGGAAGACCGGCAGCGAAACATCCAAGTGGGCAGGCAAAAAGGGCGCAAAAGGCCGAGCCATCGCGCGCCGTAACCAAATCGAGCGGAAGCTCGCACGAGAGGCGGCCAACGCCGCCGTGCCATTCTGAGAGGGGCCATGGGGCGACCGCTAACCTTGACGCCGGAGACGGCCGACAAAATCGTCAACGCGCTGAAGATGGGCAACTATCGCAGCGCCGCGGCGAAGTATGCCGGCGTGGAGCCAGTGACCCTAAAGCTATGGGTGACGAGGGCGAACAGGGGCGAACAGCCGTTCCTCGACTTGCTCGACCGGATGAAATCGGCGGAAGGCGAGGCGGAAGCCTCACTTGTCGCGACGATTCGCAGGGCGGCAAACGATACGTGGACGGCCGCGGCGTGGCTGCTCGAGCGCAAGCACGCGCCGAAGTGGGGGCGGCGTGACATGAGCTGGGAGAACATGAAGCGCGAGAAGAAGGAGGCGCAGCAGGCCCAGCTCGCGGAAATCCCGCTCGAGGAGCTCGAGCGCATGGTCGTGGCCGAGAAGGCGCGCCGTGCTCGCGAGGCCGCGGCAACGGCCTCGGACGTGGGCGCGCTCCAGTGATGCGCCTGGCGATCGTGGCCGGCACGCACGTGCTGGGGTTCGCCGCGCTTGGTGCCGGCGTGGACCGTGGGCGCGTGGCGCACGTGCTCGTGGTCGCGTTGACCCTCGCTCATTTGGTGGACGCATGATCACTACGCGGCCAGCTCGCGACACGGATGCGGCCTACATCGCGGCCACCGCGCTGCATCAGGTGCATCGCTTCGTCAGGCACGTGACCCGCGAGGAGCTCGAGCTCGTGACGCGCGCCATGCTGAACGCATCGGCGATCGTGGTCGCGTGCTCGGAGACGGACGACGACACGCTGTTCGGTTGGTGCGCCGCAGTGGGCGGCGTGCCGTGGTTTACTTTCGTCGCTCGCGAGCTCCGCGGGCACGGTATCGGCGCACGGCTGCGCCTCGAGGTGACACGTGGACGAGGTATTGATCCGGCTGGTGAGTGGCCTGCACATCGACAGCCGGATGCAGGAGACGATCCGATTGCCGCTGCCGCGGCTGCGCTTGGGTTCGTTCGGAGCGTACATCCGTGACCTGGACAGCGACGCGGGCACGCTCATCCCGTGGGCACGGATCGAGCACATCCGGCTCCCCGCTCCTCCAAGCGTACTGGACGCATCAGAGGCGGGAAGTGCTTGGCAGCCTCGAGAGCCTGCTGACGCACCGGCTGGGGTTCGGCCTGACGACGGCGACGCCGCTACAGCGCCAGCTCGCGCGCCTCGTGGACGGCGACCCGGCGCTAAACCCGAGTGACCGCGAGCTCCTCGAGGCCGTGGGCGATGCCTCGTGCATCGTCGGCACGCGCCCGCGCGAGGTGACCATCGTGGCCTCGATCCGCTCGGCAAAGACGATGCTCGCCGCGGCCGCTGCGATCCGCGCCACGCAGGTGGTCCGATGCGAACACCTGAAGGCCGGCGAAATCCCGCGCGTGAGCATCCTATCGCTCGATCTCGATCTTGCGCAGGTGGCTCACTCGCACCTTGCGGGCAGCATCATGGCGAGCCCGGTGCTGCGCGAGCTCCTCGTGGACGAGCCCCGCGCGGACTCGCTCCTGCTACGTCACCCATCCGGCCGGCCCATCGAGATTTGTACCGTGGCGGGCAAGCGCGCCGGTTCCTCGCTCATCAGCCGGTGGATGGCCGGCGTGATCGTGGACGAGGCCCCGCGCATGGCCGGCGAAGGCGATGCCGCCGTCAACTTCGACGAGACGCGCCGCGTGGTTCTCGGCCGCATGTTGCCCGGTGCGCAGCTCATCGCCATCGGGAGCCCGTGGGCACCGTTCGGGCCGGTGTTCGAGCAGGTGCAAGAGTCGTGGAAAAAGCCAAGCCCCGCGCGCGTCGTGGTCCGCGCTCCCGGCTGGGCGATGAATCCGGACTATTGGACGCGCGAGCGCATCGAGGAGCTCCGCGCGAGCGACCCCGACGCCTACCGTGTCGATTGCGCCGCCGAGTTCGCCGCGCCGGAGAGCGCGCTCGTGCCGCCGGATGCCGTGGCCGCCGCGACGAGGCAGCAGGCCGATCTCGAGCCCGACCCGCTGCGCAGCTACGTGGCCGCCATGGACGCCGCCACGCGCGGCAACGCATGGACGCTCATCATCATGAGCCGCGACGGCGACAAGCGCCGCATCGACGTGGCGCGGGAATGGGTAGGCTCACGGAACCAACCGCTCAGCGCCACGACGGTGCTGCGCGACATCGCGGCCATCGCCGCGCGCTACCGCGTGCCCGCCGTGTGGTGCGACCAGTGGAGCGCGGACCCGCTGAGTGAGCTCGCGCTGCAACAGGGCCTCACGCTCTTGCCGCGCATGACGCCGAGCCGGGAGCGATGGGAGCAGGCCGCGCGCTTCCGGTCGGAGCTCCTCGAGGGCCGTATTGAGCTTCACCCGCATCCCGCGCTGCGCGAGGACGTGCTGCGCGTCAGACGCGCGACGACCATGCAGGGCGTGCGGCTCGAGCTCCCGACCGCCGGTGACGGCCGCCATTGCGACTTCGTGCCCTCGCTCATGCTCGCCACCGCGCAGTTCGTACCCGACCGAAGGCCGGCCCCGCATGAACGCAACACGGAGGCATGGTACGAGGCAGAGGCCGCGCGCATTGAGCGCGCCGCAGAGGACGCCGGCAGACGTGCCGCGCGGCGAAGGTGGTAGCATGACGACGCAATCGCAGAGCATCAGGTGGTGGTCACTCCCGGCGGAATCGCGGGCAACGCTGGACGGCGTATGGTCCACCGTCCGCGAGCTCGATACCCTCGACCAGACGCGCCTCGACGCATGGGCGCGCTACATCGAGGCGTACGGCGTGGAGCTCCCGACGCAGGGGCGCAAAGGCAGCCCGTACCGGCGCATCGACGAAGAGGCCCTCGTCCCGAACAAGTACCGGCGCGTCCTCGACACGATCCACGCAAAAATCATCCGCAACAAGGTGCTCCCGCAGACCGTGAGCACGGGCGGCGACTACTCGACGCGCACGCGCGCGAAGGGCCTTAGCCTATTCCTCGAGGGCCTTTTCGCCACCGAGCGCATGGACACGATCGCGGACATGGCGTGCCGCGACGCGCTCCTTTGCGGCATGGCCGCGGTGAAGGTCTACGACGAGCCCGGCCGCGTCAGCTTTGAGCGGCTGAAGCCATGGTGCATCAAACTGCGCGAAGCCGAATGCAACGGAGGCACGCCGCGCCGCCTCTATTACGTGGACGATTTCGACCGCGGCGTGCTCGCGGACATGTTCCCCGAATCCGAGGCCGCCATCATGGCCGCGCCGCCGCCCTCGAACGTGGGCAGCACGCGCTTGACGGATGCGTACAACCCGCAGGCCGTGCGCGTGTGCGAGGCATGGGCGATCGGCACCGAGGAGAGCCCCGGCCGCCATCACATCAGCATCGAGGGCCATACGCTCCTCGACGAGGAATGGACCGCGGACACGTTCCCCGTGGCGATCCTGCGCTTCTACGCGCCGCCGGTGGGATTCTACCCGGTGTCGCTCGCCAAGCTCATCCTCCCGATCCAGCGCGAGCTCGAGTTCACCGCGGTCAAGCTCCAGCAGACCTTCCGCCTCATGAGCCACGCGCATTTCATCGTCGCGCCCGGCGTGGAGTTCAGCACGGAGCAAATGACGAACGAGCCCGGCACGATCTGGCGAGCCAACCCCGGCCAGATCCAGCCCTTCGCGCCGCCGTCCGTCGCCCAAGACCTGTACCGCTACTTCACCGATCTCGGACCCATGATGACCGAGATGAGCGGCGCAAGCGCCATGAGCGTGGCCAACCAGAAGCCCGGCGGCGTCACAAGCGGCATCGCGATCCAAACCCTCGACGACGTGGAGGCCGAGGGGTTCCTGGCAATGCACCGCGCGTGGACGGATTGGCACATCCAAATCGCCAAGCTCGCCATCGCCGCAGCTGCGCGCGTGGCCGAGGACGATCCTAAGTTTGCCGTGCGCATCGTGGGCAAAAGCCGCGCGTCCGTCATGCGATGGCGCGAGGTGGCGATGGACGAGGACGACTACGCGATCCGCGTCATGCCGATCAGCCAGTTCGCGCGCGACCTTGCGAGCCGTATTGACCAGGCCGAAAAGCTCTTGCAGCTCGGCGCGATCGGTATCCCCGAGTTCCGCGAGGTGCTCGACCTTGCCGACTTGCAAAGCCAAAACGATATGGACCTAAGCGATCAGCACATCATCGATCGCAACATCGAGGCGATCTTGGCTCGCCAAATGCCCGTCATTGCCGAGCCCTTCGACAACCTCGCCATGATCTTGGCGCGCGGGGCGAAGGCGTACAACCTGGCGCGCCTCGAGGACGCCGACCCCGTGAGCCTCGAGCTCCTGCGCCGCTACATCACGAGCGCGCAGGACTTGACGGCCGCGATGCAACCACCCGCCCCGGCACCCGGCCCCGGCGGACTTCCGCCCGAGCTGGCACAGATGGCCGGCGGGGCACCCGCACTAGCCTGAGCGGCAACACAAAGGACCAGCATGAACCTCGACCAAAGCGCCCCAATGGCGCAAGCCCCCGCAGAGCCCACCGCGCAGTTCGCGGGCACCAACGGCAACGAGCGCGCAGACCGCCGCGCCGCAGCCCTGGCCGCCCTTCGCAGCGCCAACAAGGAGCCCGCCCAAGCGCCGCAACAGGCCCGCCACGAGCCCGCACAAGCGCCGACGCATGACGACGCGCCAGACGAGCGCCCCGCGCTCCTACAGGCCGCCGAAGCGCCGCACGACGACGAGCCCGAGGACCGCATCAGCGCCGTGGTACGCGCACGCGAGAAGGCCAACCGGCTGCGCCGTGAGGCCGAGGCCCAGCGCGCCGAGGTGGAGCGCGACCGGATGCGCCTCGACATGGAGCGCCGCGAGGTGGACCAGCTCCGCCGCGCACGCGAGGCGATGCAGCGCGACCCCATCGCCGGCCTGAAGGAGCTCGGCGTTGACCTTCGCGACCTCACCGAGCGCGCCGCTATGGACGGCACGCCGGAAGCACAGTTCCGGGCGCTCCAAGAGCAAATCGCCAAGCAGGCCAAGGAGCTCGAGGACTACCGCACCGGCCAAGCGCAGCGCGAGATGAGCCAGCAGCGCAGCGCCGCGGAAGGCCAATTCTTCGCGCTCGCGAAGGACGACGAGGCGTTTCCCTTCCTCGCAGCCCGCGCCGAGCTCCACCCCGAGGTCGTCAGGCAGCAGGCCTACCAGCTCCAAGACGATTACTACAAGCAGACCGGCAAAGTTCCGAGCCTGAACGAGATCGCGGAAGCCCTGGACTACCTCGCGTCTGAGGAGTATCGTGCCGTACACGAGCGCCAAGCTCGCCGCGGCACCAGCGAGCCGCGAACCGGAACGAGCTCCGCAGCCGGAAAGCCGAAGCCCTCCCGCACCCTTAGTGCGTCGCGAGCAGGCGAGAAGACGACCGCAGCGCCGAACACGGCGAGCATGAGCCGAGACGCCCGAAAGGACTACATCGTGTCAATGCTAAAAGCGGGACGCCTGAACGGCTGACAGCGGCACCGAGGCGGGAGGTACACCCACCCTCCCGCCTACTGGAGCCATCATGGCCGTTCTCGATACGACTTCCGCCGCGTCTATCATCAAATTTCTGTATCCGGACTACACGGTTCCGCGCGAGCTGCGAAAGAACAACCCGTTCTTCGCCATGCTCGCGAAGAAAACGAATTTCGTCGGTAAGTCCGTTGACGTTCCGCTGACGATCAATTCGATCCAGGGCGGCGGCGCGACCTTCGCGGGCGCAAAGACCGCGTCGGAAACCGCCCAGGCCTACAACGACACCTACAAGACCTTCGTGCTCACGCGCAAGAGCGACTACTCGCTGGCGACCATCAGCGGCGAAGCCATGAAGGCCGCCGTCATGGACGAGGGCGCGATGGTGGACCTTTTCCAAGACACGATGGATCTCGCGATGTTCACCGCGATGCGTTCGATCGCGCGCCACCTCTTCCGGGATGGCACGGGCACGATCGGCAAAATCGGCAGCATCAGCAGCGCGACTATCACGCTCGGCACCGCATCCGACGCGTACAATTTCAGCCTCGGCGAGCGTCTCAGCGTCTTTTCGGGCACGAGCGGCACGGCGTTCATGTACGACACCGTGATCAATAGCACGGTGACGACGCCGATCCGCGTCACCGCCGTGGACCGCAAAGCGGGCACCATCACCGTCAACGACTCCACCAGCCTCGCGGCGGGACAGTACCTCGCACGCGCGACCGATCGCACCGTCGCGACCTCGAACACGACCGTGTTCACGAACTCCAACGTCGTGACCGGAATGAAGCAGTGGATCGCCGGCTCGGATCTCGGTGTCGCCACCGGCCTCAGCACCAGCGCGTTCTTCCCGGCGGACCTTTACGGGCTCACCCGTACCGCGGACAAGACCAGCCTCGGCGGGTCGCTCCTTGACTGCACCGGCGCAAGCCCAGATGAAGCCATCATTCAGCTGGCGAGCGACGTGGCCGCGGAAGGTGGTCGCCCGGACCATTGCTTCATGAATCCGCGCGACTTCGCCGCGCTGAACAAGTTCCTCGGCTCGCGCACCGTCTACGACCGCGCCGTGAGCCTCGAGGACGCGGAAATCGGCTTCCAGTCGATCGTTTTGATGGGCGACAGCGGCCCGATCAAGTGCGTCGCCGACATCAACGTACCGCAGTCGGAAATTTTCGCGATCCAAATGGACACGTGGGATCTCTTCTCGCTGAACGCCGCGCCCCATATCCTCGACTTCGACACGAATCAATTTTTGCGCGTCTCGGACGATGACGCATACCAGATCCGCGTTGGAAGCTACGGAAACTTGCGTTGCCGCGCCCCCGGCTTCAACGGTCGCGGCAAAAACTTCCTTGCGGCGACGGTGTACTAATGGCCGGCCGCTCCTTCATCAAGCTCCTCGGAGCTCTTGATCCCGGCGTCGTTGTGCTCCCCATTTCGTGGGACTGCAACGGCGCGTCTAACCCGGTCGCGACAAGCATCCTCGGCCGCGGCGTTACGTCCGTTGTCCTCTCGTCGACCGGCGTTTACACCGTGACCCTACAGGACGTTTACTCCGGCCTCCTTGCCGCCAACGCAACGCTCCAACTCGCGACCAGCGACGACAAGGTAACTTCGCAAATCGGCGTCGTGAGCCTCAGCGCGAGCACGTTCCAGGTGCGCATCTTCGACATTTCGACGGGTCTACTTGCAAACGTGGCCGCCGCCACGGGCAACCGCGTTAACCTCCTCCTCGTCCTCAAGAATTCGAGCGTCTAATGAAGAAGCCCGCGCTCTTGATTGCCCTCGGCCGCGGCCCGAAGGGCGAGGACAGCGAAGAAGAGGACGCCCCCACGTCCGAGCGTGGCTACTCGACCGAGGAAAAAAAAGCCCTCGCGGGTGACGTGCTCGACGCGGTAAAGGCCAGCGACAAGACCGGCCTCGCGGACGCCCTCGAGGCGTTCGTCATGGCTTGCATGGAGGACTGAGCAATGGCACGCAATCGGACGCTAGGAGATATGCGCTCAGACGTTCGGTTGCGTGCCGATCTCGTCGGCAACCAGTTCGTCACGGACGCGGAAATCAACGAGTACCTCAACCAGGCCCTTGCGGAATTCTACGATCGCCTCGTGGGCGCGCGCGGCCAAGAGTACTACGCCGCCGAGCAGGTCATCACGACCACCGGCGCGGAGGGCTATGCGCTTCCCGCCGGGCACTACGAGACGCTCTACGTAGAGCTCGAGGATAGCGGGGCGCGCGTGCGCCTCGGTTCGTACAGCTTCCACGAGCGCGCAAGGCTCATTGGCACGGGCACGCCGAACCCAGGCCGCCCCGTTGCGTTCCGCATCATCGCGGGCAACATCACGTTTCTCCCGGCACCGACCGCCGGCTACACCATCCGGCATTGGTACGCTCCCGCCTCGCCGCGCCTTACGTCCGACTCGGACACGTGGGACGGCATCGACGGATGGGAGGAGTATGCGATCTGGCGCGCGGTCGCCTATTGTCAGCAAAAAGAGCAGCTCGACGTGGCCTTTGCCATGGGCATGGTGCAGCAGCTCGGCGCGCGCATCGACCGGCTCGCGCCCTTCCGTGCGACGCAAAACACCGAGCGCGTCACCAACGTGTACTCGTCCCGCACCCTCGACGGCGACCCAAGCCGCCTCCTTCCGAGGCCGTAAATGGCCGCCCCGCTCACCGCACGGCCGCAGCTCCTCGCCCAGCTCACGAGCACGCTCAAGACCATCCCGACGCGCGTGCTTCGCACCGAGGAGGCCGCCACGACGGACGCGCAGCGTCAGTCCCAGGCCGGCTTCACGCGCACCAACGAGGCAATCGCCGCCGTCAACGCGCTAAGACAGGTGCCCTTTGGCGCAGGCCAATTCTTGACCGTGCCGGACGGCAAAGGCGGGCGCAACGAGCTCCTGACGTTCCCCGGCGCGGGCGTCTACACGCTCCCGCACACCCTCGGCCGCCCCGTCGAGGGCTTCGTCGTCGTGGACACGCAGCAGAGCGGCAACCATCGCACGCACCGCGAGCCTCAATCCCGCAGCGTGGACGAGAAAACGATCGAGCTCCACGTGCAGGCCGCGTGCTCGCTCAAAATTTGGGTATGGTGAGCCATGGCTGACGGACAAAAACCAGGCGAAGGCGCGATCGTTCGTGCCGACTTTGGCGGCGGCATCGACCAGGGCCTCGACGCTTGGCGCGTCCCGCCCTCGCAGCTATCCGATCTCGTCAACGGCCGCCTCGACACGCCGGGCAGCGTGCGCAAGCGGTACGGCTACCAGACGACGACGCCGCCCCTGAACGACGCAGGCGCACCCATCGCCGCGCTCGCGTTGCGCGATCAAACAGTGGTCATTGACGCCGCGCGGGATAACGCCATCGACGACGGCGTGGCCGGCTCGAGCGCCTCAAGCCGCATCCTCAACGAGTGCGGCTACGTCGCGCGGCAATACGCGCCCAACAGCACGAACGATTGGGTCACGGTAGGAGGCATCGCGGACGTTATCGGCGACGTGACCAGCTACGACGCAGGCGCGGCCAACTTCGACGACGCGTGGGACATTGCCGCCACCGAGGACTTTGTTTTCGTGGCGCGCATCACGCGCGCAAAGCAGGTCCTGGGCGCGACGGGCACCGCCGTGACACTCACCGTGAGCCAGTACGACGCGCAGACGCGCGCGCTCATCGACGCGGCAACAACGACCGTACTCGGCCGCGTCTACCCGAAGATTCTCGCGTTCCAATCCGTCAACACGCTCGTGATCTCGGTCGCCTTCCCCGATCGCACGTTCGCCGGCTTCCCGACCGCCGTGACCCCGGCGACGGTGGACCTTTACACGTGCACCTACGCCGCCACAGGCCTCGGATCGCTCGTGAACGGCTATTCAAGCGCCGGCGCGCTCGATTGCGATTGGTGGGAGCTGACCGCGTTCCGGTACACGACCGCGGAGCGGTACCGGCCCCTTTGCCCGTACGACATCGCCAGCGACGGCACGAGCCTCTTTCTCGCGGTATACTCGACGCGAACGACCACCTATCGCCTCCAACGGTGGACCGTTTCCGCCGGTTCGCTCGCGCTCAGCGCGCAGGCCAACACGGCCAAGATCGGCGCGCTCGCCGTCGTGGCCGTATCTCTCGAGGTATTCGGGAACCGCCTGTACCTCGGCGGCGTGGCGCTATCGGTCAACCTCGCCGCCTCGCTCCCATGGCAACCCACGGCCGGCGTGCTGCAAATGCACGTCGTCACCACCACCGGCCTCGCCCTCGTGACATCGGGCAGCACCGCGATCCCGCTCGTGCGCGCCGGCTCGTGTCCCGTCGTCGGCACGCCCACAGTAGCGCGGACGCTCGAGAACCTGACGCTCGGCTACGATGAGGCCGCCGTGTTCGCCGAGCTCATCCAGATTGACCAGACCGCGCCAGAAAACGTGCTCGCGCGCTACGTCCACCACTTCTCGATCCGCACCGACTCAGGAGCCACGCTCCAAGATCAGAACATGAGCGCCGCGACGCCCACCGCGCGCGCGTTCCGCCTCGACTTTTTCCCCAAGGTGACAACCACTCATCGCCTACCCGTGCGCCTCCCGCTCGGCCTCGGCGCATCCTACTCGACGTGGCAGGGTCGCGACGCATCCAACGTGCTCGAGACGGAAAAATTCGCCAATTACCCCGGCGATATCGGCACGATGGTCCTGACCGGCCCCAACGACCACCGCACGACGCTCGCGAGCTCGCCCGCGCAAACGCTCGTGCCGCGCCTACTCCCGACCGCGCCGCCCCGCCCATTCTATCGCGCCAACCGCTGGCACGTGCCGCACCGCTTCGCCGTGGACGGTTCCGGTGGCTTCGCGTTCGCCGTGGTGACGCTCGAGCCCCGCGCCCCTGGGGACGCCCTGGGGACGCCGTACGGCGCAAGCCTGCAAAACGCCGGCGGCATCGTGCAAACCATCGACGGGCAGCAGGCCGCGGAAACAGCCATCATCGATCGCCCCTACATCGGCAGCGTGCGCCAGAGCGGCGGCGGCGTGCAAGTAGACTTCGAGGACGGCGACTACCTCGTGCAGGCGGTGCTCACCTACCGCGACGCGCAGGGCAACGTCCACCGCTCGGCACCGTCCGACCCGTGCCGCGTCACCGTCAACGGCGCACAAGACACGTGGACGATATATTGCTCCGGCGCGAGCTACTTGAACCGCGACGACGCCACGATCGAATTCTTCGTCACCGAACCCAACGGGACGATCCTGCGCCGGTGGACATCGATCCCGGCGTCCACCGTCAGCGGCTACGGCACGACCACTATCCGCGACGCGGGCACGCTCGCCGCTACCTCGCTCGGCCTCCCGGACCTTGACGCGCCAACGATCTACACCACCGGCGGCGTGCTTCCGTTCGTGCCCGTACCGTCCGCGCGTTTCGCCGTCAATTATCGCAACCGGCTAATCGTGGGCGGGGCCGACGACCCGCGCAGCGTCTACTACTCGAACGCCCCAGTGGCCAACCAGGCCCCATCCTTCGCCGTGGGCAACGTCATCCGCATGGAGCATGACGGCGGCTGCACCGCCGCCGGCACGCTGAATGACAAGCTAATCCTCTTCACGGAGAGCTCAGTTTACGCCGCCTACGGCCAGTTCCGCGACGAAACCGGCGCAGGCTCCGCGCTCAGCGACCCCGAATCGATCCACGACTACATCGGATGCACGTTCCCCGCGAGCGTCATCAGCATCCCGCCGGGCCTGCTATTTTTCGGGTCCGACAACATTTTTTACCTCATCGACGAGCGCCTCGGCCTCCAACCCGTGGGCCTACAGGTGCAGGATATCACCTCCGGCCAGTATCCCAGCGACGCCGTGATCGCCGCCGTCCACATCGCCGAGGAGCGCGAAGTCCGCTACTACGTGCAGAGCGCGACGGGCGGCACGAAGCAAGTCCTCGTGTACGACTACGGCGTGAACCAGTGGAGCCGAGACGTGCTGCGCTTCCGCGAGGAGGGCACGTGGAAGGCCGCCGCACAATCCAATGCGTTCGGCGTGATCGTGGCCGACAACAACGCCACGAACAGCCGGTGGATCTACGACGACCGCAGCACGTTTTTCGAGTTCGGCAACTACCTCAGCATGACGGCAAAGACCGCGTGGATTCAGCCCGGCGGAACCCAGGATTACGCGCGCTTCCGCAATTGCCAGTTTCTCGGCCGCTCCAAGGCCGATCACTACCTCACCGTCGCCGTCTACACCGACTTTGACGAGGCCACCGTGCGCGCAACCGGAACGTGGTCGCCAGCGGCCCTCGCCCCGTCACCCGGTAGCTCGTGGCCCGAGCAGGTCAAGCTTCAAGTAGGCAGCCAAAAAACGCAGGCGGTCAAAATTACGATCAGCGACACCGATCCGCTCGTGGTATCCACGGGCGAAGGCCCCCAGCTAGTCGGCCTCGCCATCGAGGTGCTACCGCTTGGCGGCACCAAGCGACTCCCAGCAGCGCGCAAGCAGTAGGGTACCCCATGGCGAGCATCGGCGAGGACATCGGCAGCTTTTTCGGCAACATCGGCCAGAAGACGGCCGAGGCGTTCACGGGCCGCGACGTGCCCACGACGCGCGTTACCGGCGTCGGCAACATCGGCGAAGACCCCGAGGCCGTGGCCGCGGAGTACCAGCGCCGCATCCGCCAAATGTACGGCGGACAGCAACGCGCCGAGGAGCGGTTCACCCAGGGCCAACAGGAGCAGCGCATCCTTGGCGCGATGGCCGGCACCCAGGCCGCGAGCCAGGCCGCACGCACGCAGGCCATGCAGGGCGCGCAGCAGACGCTTGGCGCGGCTTCCAGCGTCGGAGGCACCGCAGGCATCCAGACGGCCGCCCTTGGCGCTCTTGGTGCCGGCCAGGCGCAGCAATACGGCCTCCAAGAAGCCGCCCAGATCCGCGCCCAAGAGCAACAGCGCAACGCGCTCGCCGCCGCCCAGATGGCCGAGCTCTTGCGCCAGCAGCAAATGGCGCAGTACGGACTCGAGCGCGCAGACTACGCGCAGGCCCTCGGCGCACAGCGCGCCACGCTCGCGCCGGAGCTCGAGATCGGTCAAGCCTACGCGCAGGCCGA